TGGCCCCGCCGAACCAGTGAGACGCCCCGAGCATGGGTGCGAGACCCCGCAGGACAAGTGCCGAACCCCGAGCGTTAGCGCAGGCGCTGGGGGGGCTGGTTGGCTCAACCGAAGGCCAGAGCCCGGTGCACGTCAGTGCAATCGCCCATGCAGCGCATCAACACCCCCCACACATTTCTGACGCCCTGTCAATAAGTGGTTTTACGGATTCCATAAATCACTCCTGATCACAAATACTCTGGCCTGTAATAACCTTTGATTACATACAAACCGGAGTTCAACATGATTCAAGTATCGGTGACGTCGACCGAAGTCCGCAACCAAAGCGGCAATGCCAAAGCAAGCGGCAAACCTTACTCCCTCAACTTCCAAACCGTCTACGTGCACACGTATGGCCGTGACGGCAATAAAAACCCCTATCCAGAAAAAACCGAAATCATCCTCGAAAAGAACGAACAGGGTGCAGCTCTGTTTTATCCCGCCGGTGAATACACACTCGCCCCCGAGTCGTTCTATGTCGACCGCTCCGGCAATCTTGCCGTGTCGCCCCGGCTCACAAAGCTGGTTCCCGCCGCTGCAGCCGCCAAGGTCTGACCGTGGAAACGGCCATGCACGCCGCCCGGCTCGTCGCCGTGCAATCTGCATTGCTCGCCCTGCTCTTTGAGCAGCAGGGCGACAATCTCCATAAGGTTGACGGATTGACCGTCAGCCTAACCCACGAACCTGAAACCGGCGGCATGGATGTGATTTACACGTCCAACGGCCAGCCAGTAGGCGGGGAGGGCATATGAATTTGCCGCCAGATTTCCCCCGCAATCCAAGAGGTCAGGAGGTTCATCTCGGTGTGTTCTCTTTCTATCTCGATAAGGATGGCACCACACGTTGCGATATTGCCACCATGTATCCACCTGCCGATCACGGCGAGGTGTTCGCATGTCTAAAAACTTGGGCTGATGCGGCATGTTCTGGCCGCACAGAGCGCACCCGAATGGGCACACCATGAGTGACAACGCCCGCCGCGTCCTCGTCCTTCGCTACTGGCTGGAAGCCATGGAAGGGCGGGGCGAGTCGTCCTCTTACGCCGTCAATCAGGTTTTCATCACTGAACCCAAGCTGCGGGAAGCCGCCGCATGGGTCATTGGCTGGGGCTGCTGATATGTCTGCTGCCGCTGCTGTCTCTAACCTCGTCCACTTCGACACCACGCCCCGCATGGTGCGCGCAGCGCATCTCGCCCATGCTCGTTCGTGCGCTCGGTTCGACCAGCAGCGGGCGCAGCAGGAGGCGCGCAGCGCCTCCGGGCTTGTCTCAGTATCAACAACTTGTACGAGTGGTTCTTCTGTCATTGATTGGGCTGCAAACACAATCACCATTGACCCCAAACAGGCCCGTGTTACCCGCCTTCGTAAAGGTCTTGGAATCGCTGCGAAGCAGCTCCACAACCAAGGCCCGAAGAATCAGCAGATTTGGATGCAGACCCTTACCTATGCTGGGGACAACCGGCAGTGGAAACCTGAACACATCAGCCGCTATCTCGACGCTCTCAGAAAGTGGCACTACAGCCGCACCGGCTCAGCAAAAGTCCGTTACGCATGGGTGGCCGAACTCCAGCAACGTGGAGTCATTCACTACCACGTCATCGTGTGGTTGTCTGCGGCTCTCACGCCCCCCAAACCCGATACCCCATGGCGTCGCACCGACAAGCGCGGAAACGCCTTCCACGAGCCCGCAATGTGGCCCCACGGCATGTCTAACCGCATGAGATCAACCGCCCCGGTTGCCTACCTCATGAAATACGCCTCCAAGATCGAATCCAAAAATGTAGGAACCTTTCCCCATGGTGCACGAATTCACGGCGCTGGCGGCTTGGATGAGTCTGGCCGGTGCATCCGTCGCTGGGTGTTGTGGCCTGCTTATGTGCAGGGCAATGCTGCTGTCTCCGACCGCTTCAAGCCTGCGCCGGGAGGCGGTTTTATCAATCATCAAACGGGAGAGCTACTCCTGTCTGAATTCGCACCAACAGGCGGCGGTTTTCAGAGCTTTATCCGAGTCCGCAACACGCCAAGGCGCATCGACGCTTCCGGCCCATTTTCGTGGCTTCAACCTCAACAGGTGCACTGATGGAAATTGACCCTCAATTCTTCGCCCAACGTGTCGCCATGCTTGCCATCTTGGCAGGCTTCCTCGGCGGTTGCCTGTTCGTCCTTGTGCATGGTGCAGTAGTCGCCATCTCAGATCGCCTTCGCGCCCGTTCCGATCGCCTCGAGCGTGTCGCACAGGCTCGTAGTCGTCAGCAATCAATCATGCGGGCCAAGCGTCGTGGCTGACCCTGTCGCCATCGAATGCACCACGGCTTGCACTGTCACCGTGGTTCACGAATTAAGCCTTCCACCTCTGCAACTGAGCGCAGATGAGGGAGCAGCAATTGCAGGCGCCATCCTTGCAATCTGGGCGGTTGGATGGGGCTTTCGTGCCCTTATCCAAACCCTCCGGCATACCGATGGAAATTCAACTACTGAGGAAAACTGAAATGAACAAAACTTTCAATCGCGGCCTCCTGGCTGCTGGTTCTTTGGCCCTTACCGGTGCAGCAAACGCCGCAGCCGTTGACGTTGCCGCTGTCGTCACTGACATCGGCGCTCAAATTGCGCCCATTACTTCGATTGGTGCTGCTGTGCTGATGGTCTATGTGGCCATCAAGGCCTTCAAGTGGGTTCGCCGCGCTCTGTCCTAAGCCCTCACTGCATGCGCTCCCTGACCGGCCGGCAGGGGCCTTGCGAAAGCCTGCGCGGTGGGCTTCTTCAAGGTGGAACACATGGGCCTATTCATCATCATTGCAATATTGGGGGCCGCGTGGCTTATTTTTACCGCGTAGTCCTTTTGGCGCTTTTTTGTGTGGCGCCAGCGTTCGCGCTGGTTCCTGTTCAGACAACTACCAGCTGGTCTTTCGGTTCTCACTCCGGGTCTGCTGAAAGTGCAGTTGCTGCTTGTGCTGCTGGTGTTGCTCATGTCAAGTCTCTCCAACCTTCGTGCACTTATTATGGTTCGCCTTGCACGTTTGAGATGAGCTTCGAAGGTGGCGTTTGTAACGCAATTCGCAATTCTAATACGGCTTATCTCATTTCTTTATCCACTGGCGCTGCATCTTGTCCTCCTAATTCAACGCCTTCCGGGTCCGAGTGTAAATGTGCGTCTGGGTTTATTGAAAAGGATGGTTTATGTGCTCCGTCTAAGTCTCCGAAGTGTGGAGAGTTAGAGGGTAAGGGCCTTGGTATCTCTGAAATGATGATCAACGTCGGTACGCAATCTGTTGCATGGATGCGTAATGCCGTTGGTCGCACTATGACTAGTTGTTTCCCCGGTGGGTGTCAGGTTTCCGGCACTTCCGGTAGTTGTATGGGTGGCGGTTCCGGTTCAACGCTTTGCCTTATTGGCTCGCCGTCTTTTACTGGCTTAGAGTGTGATGATCAGGCTCCTCCTGGTCAGTGCCCCCCTGGAACCACTGCGTCGGCTTATGTGCCCGGTGTCTGCATTCCGGATGCCAATGATTGTCCTACTGGTTATGTAAAAAGCAAATACGCTGACGTTTGCATTCCCGCAGATAACCCGGATGACCCAAATAAACCGCCGGATGGTAACGACGGAAAGCCCAGTTCATGTCCTACTGGGCGTTGTCCAAGCAAGTATGTGAAAGATCTTTGCATTCCGTGTGAATCTTCTACTGGTAAAGATGGTTCTACAACTACTTGTGTCGGTAATATTTGCACTACAACAAGTCCTGCTGGCCAGCAAACAGAGAAAGACAAGTCTACTTTTTGTTCTGAAAATCCTGATAGTCCTCTTTGCGTAAAAGGCGAGTTTGGCGGCACCTGTCGTTCTGGTTTTAGTTGCAAGGGCGATGCCATTCAGTGCGCTATTGCTCAAGAGCAGCATCGGCGCTCGTGTAAATTGCTGGATGATCAAAGCGCAGAATCGAATCTTTATGAGTTGCATAAAGGTAAATCGGGCAATCAAACTGGCGATCTTCCAGGCAATGAGACCATCAACATGGCTGGGCGCATTGATACATCCGACGCGCTCGGCGCTGGGTCGGCTGGTGTTTCTGATCTTAGTGTCACCGTATGGGGTCGGTCACTCACTCTGCCATTTTCTATGTTGAATCCGTATCTTGATGCACTCGGAAAAATCCTTCTGGCCGTTTCCTTTCTCATCGCTCTGCGCATCGTCGCAAGGGGTTAAATAATGCCAACGTTCATCGCAGCCATCGGCGGTATGCTGATCAATCTCGTCGGCACTCTTGCCGGTCGGGTCTTGATCGCGCTTGGAATTTCTGTCGTCACTTACACCGGTATCACAGTCACACTCGATGCCCTCAAGCTTCAAGCGATTGGTGCATTCATGGGCCTGCCGCCCCAGGTTTACGGCATTCTCGGCATCCTCCGCGTCGGCCAGTGCATCAGCATCGTGACCAGTGCCATCGCTGCAAAATTGCTGTTGGATGGCCTGACCGGCGACACCTTCAAGCGCTGGGTGGGCAAGTAAAAATGCTGTACCTCATCACGGGCGCGAACGGTGCAGGCAAGACCCTCAATACCCTCAAGTGGGTTCGAGAAAGATCGGTCAAAGAGGGCCGCCCGGTATGCCACAACGGGCGCTTTGAACCCGTTGAGGGCGGGGAGTTGGAGAGCTGGAAAAAGATTGATGCCAAGGATTGGCAAGCGCAGCCAGACGGCACCATTTTTCTGATTGACGAGTGTCACAACGATTTCCCGCTGAGACCACCCAGCAGCACGCCGCCAGAGCATGTGCGCATGTTGGCAGAACACCGAAGGCGCGGCTTCGATTTCTATTTGGTCACCCAGCACCCACAGAACATTGACGCATTCGTGCGCCGCTTGATCGGTTCACCTGGGTGGCATCGGCACCTTAAACGCACTTTCGGTGCCGACCTGGTCAGCGTGTTGGAGTGGCCTGCCGTCAACCCCAATTGTGAGAAAGACGGTTCAGGCAAAACGGGTACCGTGACCATGCAGGCCTTCCCGAAAGAGGTCTACGGCTGGTATCGCTCGGCCAGCCTTCATACCGGGAAAAAGCGCATACCGAAGTCGGTTTGGATTCTTGGAGCCTGCGCGCTGCTCATACCCGCTTTTGGCTATTTCGCCATCACCGGTGTTTATGGCAATGTGACCAAGCACGCAAAGCCAGCCACCAACGAAACCACAGTGCCAGTTCAAACGCCACCTCAGCAGCACCAGCAGCCCGTACAGCCCAATCGCAAGCTCACCGCCGATGAATACGTCACTGAACGCGTTGCGCGCCTTCCCGACTTCCCGCACACCGCACCGGCCTTCGACGATGTGACCAAACCCACAGAAGCGCCATACCCTGCTGCCTGTGTCCAGATGGGAAAAACATGCAAGTGCTACACGCAGCAGGCAACGCTATTGCAGGTCAGCGGCACAGTGTGCCTCCAGATCGTCGCACAAGGCTTTTTTATGGACTGGAAAAGTGTCAAGGGCGAATACAGCCCGAAAGATCGTCATCAGCAGCCTATCCAGCAGCAGCAAGGCCAGCAGGTGGCCCAGGCTGACGCTGTTCGATCTGTCTCAGTGCCCATGCCAGCCGCACGCCCTGAGCCACCGCAAAATCATTACCTCCAAGGCCTCGCCGCTCGTAATGCACAGGTCCGCTCAAGCTTGACCCAATAATTCAGCAAAGCCACCGGCAAGCATCCTTCACCAAACGGCCCAGCTCTCGGGCTTTCTTGGCAGCTTCACGAGCCCATGCAGGGCTCGTTTTCTTTTCAGGGTATGCCACCCGGCCCGCAGCCTTGAACGCAGCCGCACGCGCTGCGCGAATCGCTCGGAGAGCCCGCGTAGTCGGGCGATCAAGAGCCCACACCAGAGCACGGCCAAACGGCAAAACCATTTGCAGTGCCATCGCTTCGGGGTGCTTTCTGTAGTTCGCTGCGATCATGACTTTCTCCTATTTGTACCGGGCTGCTAGATTTGGAGCCGGGACAACGTTTGTCTGTTGCCCGTGCAAGCCGCTCTTGCTTGCACCGTTCCGCTGAGTTTTTCGCCGTGCCATAAAGGACACCGGGACGCGACCGGAGTGCAGGGAAGCTTTGTAAATCTCGATTTATGAATGCCCGGAATGGAGGGCGCGGCCCGGTGTACTGTTGGCCGAAGAGGCGGAAAATCAGTGGAACGATGCAGGGCGCGGACTATGACGGGCAACAGACGCCGCGCGGCAGCGCGTACAAGCGCCCTAGGCGCTCAATCTATGGCCCAGCGGGCCGGTTATTGGGGGAGGTCGGAGACCGGGGGCAACGCCCCGCGATAGGGATCGTTAGTGCGCATGCATTGAGACGGGCGGGCAGCGCAGGGACTGCACAAAGCGAATGAGCGGCCCCGCAGGACAAGTGACGAACCCCCCACGCGCAATGAGAATCCCCGCAGGACAAGTGACACGCCCCGAGGCCGACTGCGCGGCCCCGAGACCTGGCGGGAGGGATGCAAGCGCAGCGCAGCCCGCCCGCCAGGTCGAATGCCGCGCCCCGAGGCCGACTGCGTGGCCCCGCCGAACCAGTGAGACGCCCCGAGCATGGGTGCGAGACCCCGCAGGACAAGTGCCGAACCCCGAGCGTTAGCGCAGGCGCTGGGGGGGCTGGTTGGCTCAACCGAAGGCCAGAG